TCATATTCTGCATTCGCTTCTATTGCAGCGTCAGCCATTTTTTTATAATTTTCAATACCTATGGCAGCTCCTGGTGCAGCAAAAAGCCATTTTATGGATGTCCAAGTTCCACCGATCTTATCGAGTAACATCGCCAAGCGCATGATTTCAGCCTCAATGCTGATGATCCCGATTCTTAAATTTGTCCCCCATATTGCTATTGCCTCTTTGCCTTGTACGCTTAATTCACCATTAAGATCAGTAACCGCACCAGTTATAATTTCCACGATCTCAGCAAGGGCTGGTGTAAATACACCGCCAATCAATACTTTTAAATTATCAAAATGTCGTTCCAATGATAAAATCTGTTTTCCAGCCGTTTCCATCGCCGATTCGTATGCCCCCACGATTGTCGGCCCTGCATCGAGAACAGCCTGAAGACGGATCGCCGCTTTCTCTTGTTCGCTGAATGAGGTTGTAACCCGCCCAGTGGCTGCGGCAACCTTTTGATAACTTTCCTCAAAGCTGACATTGATCCCGATAGTTCTTAATACTCGTACATTGGCAGACTGGATACCATAAACCATCTGGTTGAATGCATCTGTAGAATTCATCGCCCCAATGACCGCAGCATCCTGGGCAATTCGAGCAAGCTGGGCGGACTTCGAGAGGTCGAGCTGTGCCTGGGCCATACGGACAAGTGCCTGCCTTGATCCGCTCATGGAAATGCCGGTTTTTTCAAGGTCCGTCGCAAAAGACTTCATTTGTTCTCCGGTATATCCGGCATTGTTCCCGACAACTCGCATCACAATACCAAGGGTTTCATACCGCGCCGCCGCCATGACAATCTCACTGACACTCCCGACGACCTTGTTTACGGCATACCATGCGGCTACTATTCCAGCGGATACCGCAACCCAATTTGCTTTAAATTTATCAAGAAGAGAAGTTTGTGTACTAAACTGCTGCTCATTCAAAGATTTAAGTTTGGCATTTTTGGCTTCCTCGGCACGGATGATTTCAGCGGAGGACGATTTTGAGCTATTAGCAATAGCATTATAGGCATTGATTATATTCTTTTTTGTCGCGTCAAAAATAAGATCGGATTGTGTCCCAAGAGTACGGAAATTTTTCTCCATCAGAAGAGTCGTGGAGGTAGACTGCTGCAAAATCTCCTTTTGTTTTTTGGTGAATTGAGAAGGATCTAAGTCTAACTCAACAAAGATCGTTCCGATTGGCTTTGCCATTATTAACCTTCCAGTATTTGTTTAATTTCAGATTTGCTAGCATTAAGCGCAGGTTGCATAAAGCTTCTGCCATTGTATTCAACAATTCGGGCATAATACCGAAGATAATTTCCTGCATATACACGCACGTTGCGAGATTTCATTATCTCCGTTCCAGCCTCTTTCTTCTCCACAACTCTGATCGTCTTTTTTAATGCCCCTGCATCTCTCGCTGTCCATGGTTGTCCAGCATAAGGACCGCGTTTATAAATAGGTCTTGAAATTGTACCAACGGGACATTTAGATCGAGCTGCCGTAGCCACGACTTCGGCGGCTTTTCTTAACCGATCCATGCTGGCATTCATAAGCTCGCCATTATAAGCTTGAGGATTCCAGTTAGATACGCGCATTATTCACTTCTCTTTATCAATACTTCATTGATCCAATATTCTGAAAGTTTAATTACCTTCTCAAAACAATCCCTACGATTCCGTATCTGATAAAGTTCCATAGCTGAATGAATGGCCTGATGATTGATCTCTATCGGTCCTCCCTGACCCATGATTAATTGATTACGCACCAGAAAGAATATTTTGAGCGCATCCTTGTTTTCCTCTTCTGCTGATTCTTTGCACGTAGCACATGGCGGATCTCCGGGAGGATTTCTTTCGGCATACATCGCTCGGCAACCGTCGCAAGAGGATGAAAATTCAAAAACCCATCTCGCGACGGCAATCAGTTTTTTTCTTCATTCTCTTTCGTTTTCACCCCGACTTCGGAAAGAAGTTGAAGACACCGGGCCATGAACCGGTCGAATAACGGGAATGCCATGAGCTTGATCTTATTTTCCCGCGTGCAAAGAATCGGATTGCCTTTGGCATCGAAGAAATTTTCAATAGCCGTGATTGCATAATCCCAGACATCCTCCCGTTCCTTTTTCAATTCCACTAAGGGTTGCTCTTCAAAATATCCGACCCGTTCCATCGATCTCACCTGAGGATTCAGAACGAACTCGAATTTCCGTTTCCTCTTCGCCTGCCTTTCCTCGATGAATGGAATAATGCTGCGAATACAGACTTTCCCAGCACCCTCCTTGGGATCATCATATGTAACTTCTCCCTTTTCATTGATGTGGGATTCAAAAAAAGTGAACCATTCGCCAGATCCCGTACCATCAAGATCGAAAATCATGAATCACCGTTTCCTTTCTGCTAGGCCAGTGGATAGAGAACCATCGGAGCGCCGCTTACCTTGCCCTCGAATCCGCACTTTGCCAAGCCATTGCGATCAACGTCAAGCTTATATCCTCCGGTGATCAGAACGTGGCCACTCGTTCCCACCTGTCGGTATGATGTCGAGTTGACGTAAAACCTCAAACCGCTTGTGAGGTTATTCCCGAGGCTTTTCAATGAACCGGCTACTAGAGCATCAACCAACGCCTGTCCAGTGGCATCCGTAGGATCATAAAGACAATCAGTAATTGAGATTGTCCCACCGTCCGCCGTACCGAACTCGAAAACATCAATATCGTCGCCGAATTCCGATGCTTCGATGGTTTTTCTCGTGAGTCCAGAAAGAGAAAATTTCCCCGCTCCGAGAATCTTCGTGGTTCCATAAGTCACCTTAGAGAACTTGCCATTAAGGACTGTCGCACCCATGATTTACTACCTCCTATTTTTTTATTTTACTTCTCCACTGCTCAATGCTTTTTCAAGTGCTTCCTTGTGCTGCTTGATCTTTACAGATTTATACAACTTGTATGTGGCCATCGTTACATTCAATGTCGTCAAATGGCCGCATTGGATGGAAGTATCGACAAAGATACGATACCCCGCCGCCCTGAGATCAGAACAAAAACTGACATCTTCTCCAATGCCTTCACCTGTCTCCAATTTCCGAAATTTGAACCATGGCCTCGGCATCTTCCTGAAAACTTCCATGTTAAATAGAAGACAACCTGTCCCCGTTGCATCGACCTCCACCAAGGTTCCTTCCTCCCATTCGTCAACGCTTTCATAATCGCCAAGCTTACCCCTTAAAAGAATAGGATCAAAAGGCGGATAGCGACGATGTACGACACACCCGACGATCGGCAATTTATGAGACAGCAGCCGGGGAATCGTTTCGACCGGGTATATTTGATCTGTATCGAGAAATATTCCATGAGAGCAACCCGCCGATAAAGCCATTTCGACAAGATCGTTTCTAAGTGCATCAATTGCTCCCGAACCATTATCGGCGTGAAATAGAGTATATTCTTTTGGTTTGTCCATATGGGCAAATGAATAGAAAAATCCGCTCGGCACCATCGGAAACGTTAGGGGAATCATTATTGCAAAAGAAAAATTGCTAATTCGCATATCCACAAAACCTTTCTATTCTATCTTTCACAGAATTTGTATATTTCATTTCATTTTCCCATATTACAAGTGTTTCATAACCAAAGGGTTTAAATAGGTCTGCTCTGTTTTGAGGATTTTCCCCTTTGTGCCAATAATCGCCGAAAAGTTCGATGATCTTCTTTTGTCCATTCACATTTATGAAATCGGGACATCTTCCCGCAATAATAACTTGACCATCTCCGACAAATTTCCACTCGCCAGGATACATAGTTTCAAGCATTTTCAAGAGTTTTATTTCTTGCTTATTTGGGGTAAATTTCCATGCTTTAATCATTTTTTCAGCATATATCGGAGATTCCCATTTTCTCTTCAATGTAGCACGCATTTTTTCTTTCGTTTCCAACGAGACTACTTTCCCTAATTTACGCATTCGCATTTTCTCGATTGAATCTGAAGTATGTTTAAAACCCCGTCTATTAGGACGTTGGCCTAAATGTGATATCCTTAGCTTTTCTTTATGCTCTTCTGTTAATGATTTTCCTTTATTCCATGCGATTTGGCCTTTGTGAGACTCAACCAATTTTTGTCTCGTTTTCTCCGTAGGCCGAGATTTGTTGTGACCGCGAAGGTAATCAACTTCAACAAACTTTCCCCTTGTTCCCTTGGAAAGATGCCCCTTCGTCTCTTGTCCGCATCCACATTTACAGAGTTTCATTTAGTCGCCTAATGAAAAGTTACTTATCTTCATTTAATACCTTTTGAAAAAGCCCCGTTCCACAGGGCTTATGTTTTTCTGATATATATTCAGCAATGAATTCCCATCGCTTGTCTTTCCTTAGTTCCTGGAACACTTGGGCGCATCCATAGGGAGTGCCTATCTGTGAATCGTGGAAAATTAGGAAGCCGCCCGGCCTTAAAAATTCGCCATATTTGATGACATCTGCCTTAACGCCCTCATACATATGATCACCATCGATCATTAAGACATCAAAAGAAATACCCAGATTATATACCTTGGCCACCGTTGAAACCTCATGGGAATTTCCGATGATCTCATCATGGAGAATATTGCGGAGGATATAAGGTCTAATGTGGGCTTTCGGATGCTGATTATCATCAACCAGAACGATTCTTTCCGGCTTGATAAAATGATTCACGATAAAAGCCGAACCCCCCGCCGCTGCCCCGATTTCAAGATAGGCTTTCACCGGTTCCCCGGATTCCAAAATAGCAAAAATACAAGGGGCAAGTTCATCGGAGATTTGTTGTATTTGAATCCCTCCTCCAAAAATCCCCCCAAAAGTACCGAGATTATCTGAACCCGCACCAAAAATAAATTGCTCGATTTCATCAAGGGTTATTGCCGATGATTTTATTTCCGTTTTTTCCGTTGTCATGTTACCTCCTGTCTTTTCCAAAATCCCCAACCCCATTTTTGGGCAAGATGCTTATCGTTTCTAACTGCCATTTCTACATAATTAATTTGTCCAGTTTTATGCATATCATTAAAAGTTTGACTTCCTTCATGATGTACATAGACATCGCGGGCGACTCCGATCTTATGCCCGGCTTCCCGCGCCCGGAAAGAGAAATCAATCTCCTCCCCCGAACACGGCCAGAGGCTTTCATCAAAGGGGCCGATCTCATTAAAGAGGGACTTCTTGAAAACCATGCAGAAGCCGATAACCCAATTGACCTCTTGAGGTTCTTCGGTGCATTCTTCCGCCCATGCTTCGGCCTCTTTGTTGAGTTCATCCAAATTATCATAAAAAGGAATTGTTACTTTTTGCATACCAGCGCAATAATTTGTCACTGGCCCGATGATAGAAAAATCATCCAACCATGATGTTAATCTTTCCGCCCATCCCGGCGTGACAATGACATCATTATTTAAAAGGATGATAATCTCTCCACTTGCCGCCCGGATGCCCTGATTAATGGCCACAGGGAAACCCTTATTTTCCTCATTCCGGATCAAGATCGTTTCATTAAATCCGGTAAATGGCGGCTTGAATGGTGGCACCGATCCATTATCGATAATGACAAATTCATAATCCCCCTGTGTGCATTCCCGGACTGCATTGATGCACTCGTGGGTCATTTCCGCTTGCCCATAAACGGGGATCACAATGGAGATCATACCGCCTCCGTCTTAACCTCAAAATCCACGGCCCAATGCTTCACGCTTTGCGTCGCATCCGCTACGATTATCTCATCAACCATTGTTGTCAGATTTTCCCGCTTCATCCACACCAACTTATCGGTTTCCGTTCCAGTTGGAGGAATTGTAAAAGCGCATTCATCAAAGAGTGCCTTCAAATCCTTATACATGCTCGTGATTTCTGTCAATCCTGCTGATGCGGAAAAGAGGGAAAATTGAATCAAGATGTTTTCAAAATTCTCGGTGAATGTCTTTTCGGGTACATCCGTTATGATGAAATATATCACATAGGGGTAAGTCGCCGGCATTTCATCAGGAGGATATTGGTCTAAATATATTCGCCCGCCCACATCGGAAGAAAGTGCAGAGCCCGAGATTTTCGTTGCAAGGGCGGCAAGAAGGTTTTCCATTTAGGCCGATTCCTTTGCCATGATGTCCAACCAGCGATTTGATTCGCTTGGATTCACAATCCCGACTATCGCAAAAAAACGATTGCCGAATTTAATACGCCAACTTGCTTTTAATACACTTTTATATCTTATGCGTATCCGGTGACTGATAATTAATGTTGTGCTACTCGCAACATTTCTTTCGTTGGAAGTGGCATCCCAAATCGCTGCGTCAACGGTATAGGCATCATTCCAAGAATTTTTCCAGCCGCCCATGCCATCCGGTTCTTTTGTTTGATATTGTAAAATTATGCGTTTATCAAGGTCGCCGATTCTCATTTAAAATTTCCCCAAAGCCTTTCGCTCGCTAATAAACGATCATAGAATTCGTCTTCATGTATCAGTTGGCCGACGATATCCTCTCCCCGACTTTCATAAAGTTTAGCTGCAATCCTTAGAACTGCCTGCTTAATCGTATAAGGCACCAAGGCCGCCGTGGTCCAGCCGCAGACGAACTCTATCTTTATAGGATTCGATGGGTAGAGTGTCGTTGACGGCCAGGATTTGCCATAGGGCAGGACAATCCGCCCGCATTGGTCGCCGTTTGTCTCCACAAGATATTCCGTTGAAACGACCATCGTTGTCGAATCGCCATCCGTATCTTTATAGGTGATAACGGGCGCGGTGGAAGGTGTAGCAGCGGAATCGTTTTGCAAATTGCCGAATGGCAATTCAATAAAATTATCCTTTGGGAATTCATCAAGATAATAATCCCATGTTGCTGTCAAGATTTGCCTTCGCGTAATATCTTCTACATGTTCACGGGTAGTTGTGATTAGATTAGTTAACAGGCTATCTTCCGCAGTTGTTGCAGCATTAATCAGAATCGAAGTCCCAAATTCGCAGGCCGCCCCAAGCGTCTTTGCCGCCGTCCTGATATAGCGCTTAACCCCGGTATATTCCTTCTCCTGGATGGTAGTATCATTTAATTCGGTCACTTGATCGAATACTCCGCCTGTCCAATCGGTATATGTTCCGGCGAGGGTATCACATTCCTGAATCTTCACATCAACCGTGCCATTAGTGCCATTGTTAATAGGTTGCAGGAAGACAATGGCTTGCTTTCCAAGGACTTCAATACCAGTCCCCAAAAGGGTATAATCGGCAACGACCGCATGGGATCCGGCGGCGATACAGGCATAAAGATCCACATTCCCGGCGAAGGTCTGCGAATCGGTCTTCAAATGTAATTTCAATTCCGCGGACGTGATCGGTTCTAATACCGGGGCCGTTACTAATTGTACTCGCATGGATTTTCCTTTTTCATTTTTGCAATAACTTGTCTAGCTTTACATCAAGACGATCAATTTTAATTCCAATCTCATTCGACTTAATATCGAAAGTATGTTGGAACTGATCAAAAACCTCTTTTTCAAGTTTTTTCTCCTCAAGGCTCTTGATCCTTTCCTTCATCCCCAAGGCGACAAAGATTGTTGAAAGTAAACCAGTTAGTAATCCCCCCCCTGCACCATATCCTATTTGTTCAATGCTCATTCGATCCTCCCCGACTATCCCCCTCAGCCCTCATTAGGCGTTCAGGTAGTACCCGCCAGCTACCAGAGTCCGCCAGAACACGGTGATATCCGCAATCTTGCCCGCTCCCGCAGTCGCCCCGATAATTGTAAGTTGAATCTTTTTTGTCGCAACCGTGGCTGATGGTCCGCGATAAACAGCGTAGAAATTCCCTGTCAGTTTCGCCTTCGCTCCGTTAGTGCTTGAAAGCAATACAATCGGGGTGCCGTCATTGGTCTGAACGGAAATTCCGGTGAAGGTTGCCACTGCCGAAAGGTCATCGGGAACATGGATAATCGCTGCATCGATAAATAGATTTTGGGTTGTGGCGGTCATGACATCATAAGCGGCAGCGGCCTGATTGAGGTCAATCTGCTTGTAGTTGGCTGAACGATTTAGACCGGATGCCATGACGTCCGTTGGTAGCCAGGCATATCCATTATAAACCCAGCGCCAACCCGTATTCACCTCAAAGAACGTCGATCCTGGCGCCGGTGCAATGGGTTTCGTATCGGTCGAGAGGCCGATCCAATTTTGAGTTGTGTCAATCAGTTTCATGGTTCGATCCTCAAAAAAGGCGGGGCCGGGTGCTCCCCGCCTAGGAATAGGTTACTTTTTCTTTTCTTTTTCCGGTTTCGGTTTCAGCTCCGGTTCGAGTGCCTTCAGGCTCGCGTTGAGCCCCTCAAGATCCTTCGTCAATACCTGGAGTTGGACCTGTCCGTTTTGGTACTGAGTTTTTAGAATAACCATCTCAGCCTGCACCCGTAGGATCCGCTCCTGAACCAGATCGCGTTTAAGGGTTAAGACTTCCTTGCTGTCTTGGGCGAATGCCGCCAAAGGAAACATAAGCAGCATCGCCATAATCAAGATGGTCTTTTTCATACTCTCCCTTTCTTATAAACCAGCCTTGTGAATACGATAATTAACCTTCACGGTCATCGTCGTATCGGCTCCGACATTGCCTGCATATTCGCCGTCGCCGGTATTGAAAAGTTGAATTGCTAAGTTTACAGCATTGGCCGCCGAGACATCAGTTATAGTCGGATATGCAGTTTTAATCGTATCGGCTGCCGCATCAATAAACCCGGTCGCCTCAATCGCCCCCGTGATATCAGTACCGCTGGTATTGTACTCAATAACCAGGTTATCGGCAGATTCCGTCAGGACGTTGGTTCCATAGTCCAGGATCAAAACAGCGCTTACCAATTCAATGAATTTATCTGCCCCTGGGGCGGCCACCAATACAATGGGTGTCGCCCTCAGAGCTTTGATATTTACATTGGAAAGCTCCACTGTATCGGTGTAGATAAAGGAATCGGCCGCCGTACCGGAACTCAATCCTCCCGTAGCCGTTACGGTTTCATCAACCAGGACCTTCCCTGTGTCAACATGGATCGCCTCGATATTCGTCGCGTCGATTTTCATGACATAGGAGGTTCCCGCTGCCGGGGCCGTTGCATCGTCCTCCATGTAAAGGACCGTTCCGCCAATGGCCGTCGCGTGTTGCGCCGTCCCGAGTTGACGCGCTCTGATCATCTGCCCGACAACCGCCGTTGCCGCAACATCGGAAGCCAGGTCAATAAAGCCCTGGTCAACGGTGCCGGTCCAGGCGCCGAGGTCGCCGATAATGCCCCGCCCTGTATAGGCATCCTTCGCTTCGATCAAGATACCATCTGCGGCAGCCCCATCGTTTTTAATGTGGAGCGCGGTATTAAATAGGGAATCGAGATAGACCAGCGATTCCCCGGCCTTGACCGCCGCGTTGGTGTGGGCGTAAAGTGCCTTTCCCGTGATGGCCGTGGCGGATGTGCCGGTGGCTTGCAGATTCACCCTGATAGCCTGCCCCGCCTCTGCCGTTGCCGCGACGTCGGAAGTGAACTCAATAGCCCCCTCGTTTATCGTCCCGGTCCATGCGCCCGCGTCGATGGCAAGAACCTTCTCCGCGAGCTGGTTATCCATGTTGATGTCAATGACATTTCCGGTTCTGGCCGCGCCCGCCGTGATAGCGAGTGCCGACAAATCGCCGGTATGGGTGATGGAAACACCTGTCGCCGCTCCGGTCCCGGCGTTGGTCACCGCCAGGGCCGTGCTCGTGGAGTTGGCGTTTTGCTCCGCAACCGTCAGCGCCGCCGCACTGCCCGCCCCCGCGAAATTGCGGTTGATGCTATGAGCAATATCCGTTGTCACGGTGGCGTCGATTGTTCCCTCTGCCACGGTGAGATTTCCTGTTGTCATGTCGATATGGCCAGAGGTAACCAGGATATCACCAGCGTTAAGGGTTAGGGCATCCGTGCCTTTGGCGTTTCCAGCAATAACCGTCGCGCCGTACTGCCGCACCGAGAAATCAGTGGCCGCTCCGTCGTAGGCGTGGATGTAGTAGCCGGTGAATCCCGCGCCATCCGTAACGGCCATATAGAGGGCCGCGCCGGTAAGGGCCGCGCCGGTGTTGGTGTAGCTGATACCATGCCCGGAGGTCTGCGTGTTGGCCGTGATCCCGATGGTGGATGCCGTTGTCGCGCCGTCCGTGATAGCGATGACGTTATTCGAGGTCCGGGTCCCGGCTGCCGAGAGCGTCAGGAGATCGTTAGTGACGCTGGTGTTGTTGGTAAACGTCACCGTGTCGGCTTCGGCGGTATCCGTTACCGCGAAGTCCCCGCCCGAGATAGTCATATCGACCGTTGCCGGTAAATTAACGAGGGTTGCAGCCGCACTTCCCGCCGCGCCGAGAGTAATGGTCCCGGTTGATATCCCACCGATTGTCACCCCACCCGTAGTCGTACCATCCAGGGTGATCGTGGTGGCTGCTGCGGTTGCCGCCCGGAGTGCGTTTTGCAGAAAGGTTCCGGTGACGTTGACGTTACCCGAAAAGGTGCCATCAACCGCTGTCAGGTTCCCGGTTGAGACGATATTCCCGGAGGCGTCGACATCGAAATTGGTATAGTTGATAAGCCCCGTGGTGCCGATAATGTCATTAGCACCGACGGAAAGCGCCGTGGTGATGGTGGCGTTGGAGGCGTCGATTGCCACCGCAGCCGCCGAAGGGCTGAACGTGAGCATTGTCCCGCCGTCATCGCTGGCAATCGTGACCTTTCCGTCTGCATCAACGTCAAAGTCGGTATAATCAATGACCCCGATCCCGCCGGTGATGCTAACCGCCCCGGATCCGGCGACGATGATTGAATTGATCAAATTCGCCGTGACGAGTAGGGCGTCGACGTCAGTGTCGGCTGAAATGACCTCCAACACCGTACCATCCGTGGCGAGACCGGTTTTCTGCTCGACCCTCAGAACCGAGACATCGCCAAAAGCGCCGAGGCCCTGTATTAAGAACATATCCCCGTCGGTTTTGGTTGATGTGAGAGTTTGCGCATAAGTCGTCATGGCGACGGTACCGGCGGCGGCGGCGTCACCAATAGCATTCCATGCCACCGTTGCCGTAGGTGCGGCCCAGGACAAGACCTTGGATCCATTTGTCATCAGATAAGTTGACGCCGCGCCATCAGCCGCCGGAAGCGTATAAGCGACATTGCGGAGCGTAATAGATGTCCCGAGCGTTTCGAGTACGCTGCCAACCGGGAATGATAATTTCCTATTCGCCGAGTCCAGGGTCATGATAATATTCCCGGAAACGTCGTAGAAAACGAGATTCCCATCAACCCCGGCACTGGTAACATTTAGTAACTCTGCCGCCCGTCCCGCTGTCGGGAAAATTAATGCCACTAATAGGGCGGCAATCAAAAGCAGCTTTCTCATGGTAAATCCTCCTGTTTGCGGGGCGGGATTAGTTATTCCCACCCCGGTAAAAGTTAATCGTAAAGTGCCGTTTTGCCAATCTCGCCCATATAACGTGGCTCACTGAGAATGGCGTCAATCGTGATGTATGTCGCCGTGTCGCAGTCGGCAATCTCCACCTGAACACAATCATAGCCATCAAGCAGGTCTGCCGCATCGACTGGGATCACATATTGTTTTTTTGCTACCGCAGCGAGGTTGAAAGTGTCGCTTGCTGCCGTCCGGGGAATCATGATGTCCTCGTCGATCTGGATACCATCGGCAAGAACGGTTTTTCCACCGGAGCAAGTGACCAATTCACCATTCACAAAGGTCGTCGCATTGTACCCGTAGCAGATTAACTCGGTCCCAGTATCTTTGTAGATTGTACCCGCGCCGGAGGCTGCGCCCAAAATAGTCTCGCCTGCCGCTGCTGGAGTATCAACTGATGGAGTGGTATATTTCAGTCTAAATCCGGTGCTCAGATACCGAGTGAATGCCATTGCGACAGTCGCTGCGGCTACAGCTGCACTTTTGTGGAGCGTAACCGCCGTAGCCTTCCCGATTGCCGTTCCCACTTTGATCACAAGATCAACGTGATTATAGTTTTTCATGCTGATGATGTCCGATGAAATAGTGCTCGTCTGATCGACATCCGGCCAGGTCAAAGGCACTACCACAAATTTGTTATTGATTTCTTGCATGGTTTTTTCCTCCTTATCTCTCCGGGTTTCCCCGGCCTTGGTTATAGGTTAGGCACGGCTCGCCAAAACTACGCAGGGAGAAACCGTGTTGCTGCCCTTGAACGGCGTGATTGCCGAAGTCCATCTCCACTGCCCATCGAAGTAGTAAATAAATCGATAGGTCTCTTGATCGTAGATGAACTCCACATGAATGCTCATCGCCTCATTGATGTCGCCCTTGTTCGCCGTGATATACTGGCTCCAGTCGGCCAGGATGATGTCGCCAACCGTCCCGACGGTCTCGCATTGCTCGATGGTGATAACCGGGGCGCCTTTAATCCTTAGAATCCCCTGAGCGTCATAGGTGACAAAACGCGGTTCCAGGGCTGCTGTTCCAGCGGTGATTGACAGCGCATCCAACTCCGGCCCACAATCACGATTGATAAACCAGACGGGATTTATCCCGGCACAACGCGCCCACATTTTTGAAAGATTCTGCGTCTTGATGGTATCCGCCGCCTGCCCGGTTTCTTTGGCCACGGTGACAAGGCAATCGGATACGAGGGCACCTTTTGCTTCGCCGGCGCCAGTTCCACGAATAACCAGATCCTGACACTTGAAGGCAAACTCCTCACCGAAAAGCGTCCTCATTTCCTGACCTAAGAAAGTCACGTTCCGCATCGTCTCCCCAGACGCATAATACAACCCAGTCAGTTTTTGGGGTTCAATGCGGACCTTGCTGAACTGGGTCTTGGATGACGTGAATTGCCCGAGTTCTTTGTTCGTGTAAACCCGGATGCCTCCTCCGCGAGAACCGGCCTTCCGACTAATTTCATCGATGCCGATAATCTCGACAAACTGAGAGCCGGCTGCAAGGGTACGCGCCGAAGTCCGGGGAAGGATCTCTGAATTATTGAATCCATTGGTCATGAGCTCCTGCGAGGTCTCCCCTTGGAGAAACATACCTCCATCTGTCGGGACGCCAACCGTCATGCCTCCGGTAGCAGCCGCTCGACCTTCCTTTTTAGCCTGTGCCTCTAACCGCTCAACATTGCGCTTCTGTGTCTGTTCGCTCCGAGATCGCGCGTCTCTGACTTCCTGGCTTGTGAAATTATCCGGGCGAGTCAACATCCGAACATCCAAGAGCTGCATTCCGAGAGCTGTCGCCGGTGATCCCCGATAGATCGGCTGATCCGGGCCCGTGATGGGATGATCGGGGTCTCCCGCAACCGTCAATCCCTTTGCGGAAGAATCGCCATATAATCTCGCCCGGAGTTCATCTTCGCCCTTGGCATCATTCCATTCTTTTTCGGCGAGTTCGATCTCCACCTTGAGATTCGCCCGCTCCGTGAGTTCCTCGGCGGTTAGAGACCGTTTTTCGTCTTCCGCCTTTTTTCTTATTGCCTCCATTTTCTTGAAGGCCACATCCATACGCAACTGAAATTTATTCATTTTCATTACCTCCCTATTTGTCTGATTATTCTTAACTTCTCATCCTCATCCTCTTCCTTCAAAAGGCCAAGTTTGACCAAGAGGTCCTCTTCCCTTTTGTCGCCGATCGAGAGATCGACGCTTTGTTCCCAATTTTCAAGCGATCGCAATGCGATTTCTGTATCCATATAGGCCGGAAAAGTAACGGGCGAAACATCCACAAGTTCCTCGATGCCGTTCTTTTTCAATGTGCGGACGGGAGGATTACTACCATCACGTTCCCATTTATCCCCATCTTCCTTGACGATGAATCCAAATGACATCTCCCGCACATCCCCCCGGTCAATGCTCACTACCAAGTCCCGAGCCCATTGAGTATCGGGCGGTATAATTTCGACTTTCAGGCCATGATCGTCCTCCTGAAGTCGAAGAGTTTTTGAACTTTTTCGTCCAAGAACATAATTTGAGTCGTGATTCCAGAGGGACCGGGTATCGGATTTCGGGATCGCATCGGCAAAGGCACCTGGTTCGATCTTTTCCTTGAAAAATTTCAAATCGGCAATGACATTGAACACGGCGGCATAGCCGGTAAGTTTCTTTTCCTTTCCCTCGCCCTCCATCCGAAGTTCCGTTATCGGAAAAAGGCGACTCTCAACGACCTTATCCATGCTCTTTTCCGTCTTCGCCGCCTCAAACGATCCGTCCCGCGATTTGCAATGTGACCTTGCGGCATCGGCCGTCCAAACGTCTTTGTCATAGCGGAGGGCCTGGATTTCAGAAACTTCTTTGCCTTCCTTTTTCTTCCACCCGAAATTTACATCGATGCATTTATTTTCATGCTTCTGTTGGCATTTCACATAGGTAAACCGATCATATTTATCGGGATTCTCCAAACGACATGAATGAAAGTTTTTCATCGGCATGACTTCTTTCCTCCTATCTTTAGCCTGTAATCGTCTTTAAAAACCCAATTACGTTATCGGCAAGGTTCACTGTTTGGTTTGATGCTATCTCATCCGCCCGGTCTGTTTCCCACTGATTCATTTTCATCTCAAATTTGCCCAATTCTGTGGCTTTAAGTAGATCGGAACGTGAATTCTTGACATAATTCTCGGCATAA